ATTATTAATTTATTTAGATTGTAAAGGAAGATTTACACGAAAAGATTTTATGGATGGAGTTTACACTTATTCATGGGATAAAACAAGATGGGACAGATTAAGAAGAGATGGTTGGATAGATACTTGGAGACATCGTAATAGAACTACTATAATGTATTCGGTATTTAAAACTTCTTTTAAATGTTCACAAATGATAAGTAGAATATACAGAATACTACTAGGTGAAGAAGACCTACCAACGTCTGAACGTAGTGTATTTTTTAATAACAAATCATATACAGATAAAGTTTATAATAAAGCTATAGACGATATGATTAAAGATAATACAAGATGAAAAAACAAAGTGGTTTTAAAATGAAAGGTTTTAGTGGATTTGGTAACTCACCAATGAAAGCTGACTTAACTAAAAAAACAGGTGAAGGACCTAGAGCAGGTAGAATAAGGGTTTCTGACAAATATAAAGTTGGTGATTTTATAAGCGAAGATGATCTTGAGTCAAAGTTTAAAAGAAAAGGTAGTGATCCTAAAGATTATCCACAACTAAGTGTTCAAGATTATTCTAAAGTTAAGAAAGATGACACGGGTCTATATGTTGAAAAATTATAAATATGAGTTTTAAACTAGGTAAAGCAAGGCAACCAAGAATGGTTGGAGGAACAATAACTAAAGGATTAAGCTTTCATCAAGAAAGCGGAGATCCTAGTGTTTCTGTGCCTGGTACTCCTGTTATTAGAAAACCATTAGCAGAAGGTATAATGGGTGAAGCAAATATGGATGGTAGTATATTTATTAGCAATAAAATAGAGCCTGGTAGTGCAGAAGAAAGACAAGTTGTTAATCATGAAATGAGGCACTCTACAGATATGAAGTTAGGTAAACTAGCTTATGATGATAATAGTATTACTTATAACGGTGAGGTTTTTCCAAGAGAAACTATAAATGGAAAAGATATGATATTAGTTTATGGTAAGTGGAGAGAAGCAGGTTACGAAGGTTTTCCATGGGAAGAAGAGGCAAACAATGGTAATGATCATGGAAGTGTTTAAAGATAATAACGATTGGAATGAAAAATCTATTGTAGGATTTATTGCATTTGCAGTAATGTGTGTGATTATGATAGTAGACTTAATTACAGGTTATTTTGGTAAAGATCTAGTAATTAATGAATTTATATACGATTCGTTTGTATTTGTAGTAATTGGTTGCTTCGGTATAAGTGGATTAGAAAAGTTTGCAAAAAAATAAATATGGGATTATTAACAAATATATCAGGTGTGCCTTTGTTTAGCACAATACAAGAAGCTTTAGACTGGGCTACTAGTGTTGGTTTAACAGGTTACCACACTCACCAATATCAAGGGGTTACAGGGTATATGGGAGGTACAGATCATAACAACGCTATTACTGGTGTTAATTTTTCAGCACCTCCAGCGCCTCCACAATCTCCACCAATAATGGGTGGGCCTAGTGCAACAACTACCGGTGGTGGCGGAAGCGGTAGCGGAGGAGGATATTAAAATAAAAAAATATGTTAGACAAATTATTTACAGGTGGTGCAGCTGACCTAGTTAAAAGCGTAGGTGGTGTTATAGATGGTTTACACACTTCTGACGAAGAAAAATTAGCTGCAGAACAAAAAGTAAAAGAATTAATTGCTAAATACGAAATAGAGATGGAAAAAAACATCACTAGTCGTTGGCAAGCAGATTTAAAGTCAGACTCATGGCTTAGTAAAAATGTTAGACCTATGGTTTTAATATTTTTAATAGTATGTACAATGTTATTAATATTTATAGATGCGGGTGCTATAAAATTTGATGTTAAAGATACATGGGTAGATTTATTACAATTAGTATTAATAACAGTGATCGGTGCTTATTTTGGTGGTCGATCATTTGAAAAAGTAAAAAAATAAAATTATGAGACATTTTACAAGAGTGGCACCAATAATGCCAGCAAGCATACAAGCAGCTGCTTATGCAGATACAGAAATACTTTTTGATTGGCATAAAGTAGAAGGTTTTAAAGGTGGCGCAATAACGGGAATACAAGCTATAATAAGAGGAACTGATGGTGCCGATCAAGCAGCCGCTACTTTAGCTGGTATGGACCTGCTTTTTGCTACAAGTCATATTCCAACTCCAAACGATGGGGTTAATACTAGTATTGATGTAGCACCTTCAACTTTAGGAACAACAGGAGCTATAACAGATACACCAGGTTGGTTTAACAATTTAGTAGGTTATGTACCAATAGTTGCTGGTGATATGAACGACACCGATCTTATATATTTAACTATGGCTTCTAAATCAAGTATATGTATACCTGTTAGCGGGGATTTATATGTTGCCGCTATAGCAAAAGGAGACTTTGATTTTAGAACTACAGTGAGAGTAAACGAAACAGGTTTTGCGGCTGGAACGCAAACAGTAATAACATTAGATACAAAAGTTGCAACGCCCGTATTTGCGCCTGGTGATATTATACATGCTGTAGATGATGCTGTTCTTGGTACTATTAAAACTGTTGATTCGGATACTCAAATAACATTAACAAAAGCAAATGTTGATGCTATAGCAGATAGTGATATAATATATAACGTTACACCTATACAACTAATGTTATCATCAGAAGATTAAAAACAAATTAAATTAACTTAAATTAAATAAAATGGCAAAAAAAGAAAAAGTCGTAGACTTAAAACCAAAAGCAGAAAAAATTACAACTGAACAACTTCAGAAAGTTCAAGATACTGTAAATAAAATAAATAAATCTCAGTTACAAATAGGTTCTATAGAATTACAAAAGCATGAGATGTTACACGGTATCGCTGGTTTAAGAGATGAATTAACCCTTTTACAAGCTGAGTTTGAAAAAGAATATGGAACTTTTGATATTAACATACAAGATGGTACTATAAATTACCCTGACAATGGCGAAGCTGATAAGAAAGATTAGTATAGGTAAAGACTATAAGAATGACGCTATGCACTACGCTGTTGGCCAAGAAGTGTATGGTGGTCATACTATTTGTGATATTATAGAAGAAGATGATAAGTATTCTATTTATATTAAAAAACGAAAAGACGTTTTACCCTGGAAAGACTTTAATAAAAACATGGCTGTATCTGTAGAGTATAATCTAGAATACTAATGAAAAGCGTTCACAACTTTGTTGTAACGCCAAAAGGTAGTAGGTATAACAATACTAAAAAGGTTGGTGATTCAGAGTTAATACTTAACACTGAAATTTTCAATCATCAATATATTAACAGAGAAGCAACTGTTATATCAACACCAATAGCGGGACACACAGATATACAAGCAGGAGATACAGTTGTATTACATCACAATGTTTTTCGAAGATGGCACAACCAACACGGTGTAGAAAAAAACAGTAGAAGTTACTTTAACGAAAGTACCTACTTTGTAAACTATGACCAAATATTTTTATATAAAAGAAACAAAAACTGGATAACTCCAAAAGGTTATTGTTTTGTAAAACCATTAAAATCTACAGATAATCTTAGTGTTGAATTAGAAAAACCACTACAAGGTGTAGTTAAATATTCTGATGGCGACGTTGAGGTTGGTGACTTAATTGGTTTTACACCAAATAGTGAGTATGAGTTTATAGTTGATGGTGAAAGACTATATAGAGTTTTATCTAAATTTATTACAATTAAATATGAATATCAAGGAGACGAAGAAGAATATAATCCAAGCTGGGCGAAAAGCAGTTAACGAGCTTATTAAAGTAGCTGAAGAAAAAATTATAACTAATACTGAAGATGATGTATCGGCTGATAGATTAAAAAACGCAGCGGCTACTAAAAAACTAGCTATATTTGACGCATTTGAAATACTTAACAGAATCCAAGAAGAAGAAAACTTGCTTGAGGGTAAAACACCTGAAGAGGCAAAGAAAAAAACTTTTAAAGGATTCGCAGAAGGAAGATCTAAGTAATGTACGAGCAAAGTTTAGTTAAAACAATAGAACCTATTAAACGCACGACTATTAGTCGGCTTAACAAATCTAAAAAATGGAAATATGGATACAATAAAGAACATGATATCGTGGTTATCTCTAAAACTGGAAAAATTGGCGAAATACTTGAGATTCAAGACTTGCGCATTGCTTTGCCAATGTTGCCAGTGCACGTGCACAGAAGCAAAATAAATAAGTGGCAAAGACTAGAATATCCTAAAGAATTATCAACACTTAAAAACATATTTGACTGGAGATCATATCCTGAAAATCAAAAAGAAAAGTGGTACGACTATATAGATGAAGAATTTAAAAGAAGAGAAGAAGGATTTTGGTTTGTAAACAATAGTAAACCAACATACATAACAGGAGCACATTATATGTATTTACAATGGAGTAAAATAGATGTAGGTGCACCTGATTTTAGAGAAGCAAATAGATTGTTTTTTATATTCTGGGAAGCCTGTAAAGCAGACAAAAGATGTTACGGTATGTGTTATCTTAAAAACAGACGTAGTGGTTTTTCTTTCATGTCTTCAGCAGAAACAGTTAATTTAGCTACAATATCAAGTGATAGTAGATATGGTATATTATCAAAAACAGGTGCTGATGCTAAAAAAATGTTTACAGACAAGGTTGTTCCAATATCGGTTAACTACCCTTTCTTTTTTAAACCTATACAAGACGGTATGGATAGGCCTAAATCTGAACTTGCTTATCGTGTACCTGCAAGTAAGTTTACGCGTAAAAAAATTGTTGCGAACGAAAAGCAAGAAGACTTGGTTGGACTTGATACTACTATTGACTGGAAAAATACTGGTGACAACAGTTATGATGGTGAAAAACTAAATCTACTAGTACACGATGAGAGCGGTAAATGGGAAAGGCCTGATAATATATTAAACAATTGGAGAGTTACAAAAACTTGTTTAAGACTAGGTAGTAGAATAGTTGGTAAGTGCATGATGGGTAGTACCTCAAACTCTTTAGATAAAGGGGGTGATAACTTTAAAAAATTATACAATGCATCAGATGTCACTAAAAGAAATAGAAATGGTCAAACAAAATCTGGTTTATATTCTTTGTTTATCCCAATGGAATGGAACTACGAAGGATTTATTGACGAGCATGGAGTTCCAGTATTCACTACTCCTGACATCAACGTGTTTGCCCCAGATGGTGAACTAATAGATGTAGGTGTAATTGATCATTGGCAAAACGAAGCTGAAGGATTAAAAGGTGATCAAGATGCTTTAAACGAGTTTTATAGACAGTTTCCGAGAACTGAAGAACACGCGTTTAGAGATGAAACAAAAAATAGTATATTTAATTTAGTAAAAATATACGAGCAAATAGACTACAATGAGGAAATGTATAGGACATTAGGCGTTACAACCGGTAACTTTCAATGGGTTAACGGTATAAAAGATACGCAAGTTATATTTTATCCAGATCCAAAAGGTAGGTTTAAAGTTAGCTGGGTTCCACCTCAACAGTTACAAAATAGAGTGGTTTTAAAAAATGGTATAAAATATCCTGGTAATGAACACATGGGAGCGTTTGGTTGCGACTCTTATGATATATCAGGAACCGTAGATGGAAAAGGATCTAAAGGAGCATTACACGGCTTAACCAGGTTTAGTATGGAGGACGCTCCTGCGAATAGCTTTTTTTT